CTTAGCTGAATCTCCAACAATCTTCTTTCCCTTTACCAGTTCATCTTTTCCATAGCAGGTGAATACCACTCCTCTTGGATTTCCTTTTCCAGCATCACTCAATAGAGAATTAACTGAGTTAATAAGACTCTTACCCTTCGCATCTTGCTTAATCTGCCAAATTTGGGTAACAGGATTGAACTCAAGATAATCATGTTTAGTGGCAGCTTTATCAACTTGGGCATATGGGAATCCAACAGCCGAATCTCTATCAATTGAATTAGAACATGGAAATTCGACCTTGCTAGCTCCATTGACTGCTTGTGTTAAGGATAACACTCGAACATCCAAATCCGCGCTTCTACAGCGTGAAATGATCTCGCCGGAAATCAGCTGGTATACTCGTCTAATTTCACTACGGTCCAAATCTCCATGTTTCACATTATATAATCGAAGGCCTTTTTCAAGGTAATTCATGTTTGGATTTCTCGGGTCACGGGTCGAGAGAATAGCCGGTTGCAAGTCAGGTTCTTCAGGAAACACCAATCCTGTCCTATAAAGCCTTGTCTTCTGTGGGGGAAAGATACGATGCTTGCTAGCTCCAATTTTAACCAAACCTGATGAATGTATCGTTGGCTCAACTTCTTCCCATCCATCCAAATCTCTGATGACACGTTGAATTGGATTCTCCTGATGGCTCACTTCTGCCGCAATCAATTCGGCAATAGTCTCCTGGGTTACAACTGCGCACAGTGCCTTGGATGGTGTTCCTGCATGGTGAATTCCATAAATCTTTCGTTGCGCTTCTCCCAGGTATCTGTAGTATGGCAAACCGCAATCTCCTTTCTGAGTGATATTATCACTACCTGCAGCTCCATTCGTAAATACGGAATGCTCTATATGTTGCCTGCTGGTGGGTTCTGTCATATCTCGGATTTTGAGGTCCATCCTCATGTTGATGTAAGATCTATAGTGTTCAGGCGCATTGACTTCCGTACGAGTCAAACTAACCATTGTATTAACC